CGTGATCCGCGCGCTGAATGGGCTACTGGGGCGCAGCTTGGCGGTTTCGGGTTCAGCCGCGGATTGATGTTGCCCCCATAGTTTGCCCTCAGCACGGCGACGCCGCAGCAGGCCAGCCTCAACGTTGCTGCCAGGGTTGCGGTACAGCTCGAGCGCTGCAGGCACTGCTGCCCAGTCACGTTCACGCAGGAACTTGCTGATCGTCTCGAATCCAGCCGAGCCGTAAAACCCTGCGCCAAGGTTGTAGGCGACGCTCACCAGCGCTGAACGCTGCTCATCGCTCATCGATTTCCAGTGCGGAATCGTGGTACGCAGCTTGTCAGCAATGCGATCCACCTCGAGGCGCAGCAGCATATCGGCCTCGATCACGTTGATCTTGTCGCCGCGTTTGACCGGCACACCACCGCTGTAGCGGGTGGTGCCATAGCCAATGGTCCATGGCTCGCCACCGCTAAGCGGATCGGGATAAGCGCTGAGGTGACAGCCCTCAAACTCCTTGATCAGACTGATCGCGCTGCTCAGATCGCTTTGCTTGCCGTCTTGGCTCCAGGTTTGAAACCACTCGCGATCGCGACGCATGACGACGTCGTAGCCGTTGGCGATCAGATCGGCCTCTAGCTGCTGAATCGCGGCCGTCTGATGCGGAAGCGCCTTGTAGTACCTGAACAGTTGCTGCAGGCTGATCGGCGCGTCGTTTGCCATGATTCAGCGGCGCTGCTTTGGGAAGGCCAGTTGCAGCACTTTGATCAGCAGCTGAACCCAACTGTTGGACTTGAGCGGTGACACCGCGATGATCTCGCTGCCTGCTGCAACGATGATGGCAATCACCGCGATCGTAGTGGCATGATCCATGGCTAACAGGTAGGCGGCCGTGCTTCCAACTTAGATACGCGTTGCTCAACCGTCGATATCCGGCCGAACGTTTCGCGCCGGTCTTCCTTGATGTCCTGATGTAGCACCTCGAGCTGTGTGGCGATGTGCTCCACAGCTGAGGTGAGTCTGATTACGGCATCACGCGCCTGATCATTGCGACGGCTGACGCCAGTGGCACCCATGGCAGCCACTGTGATGGAAGCTCCAGCCACTGCGGCAACGATCTCGATCATGGCAGCAGAGGCTTCAGGTACAGCTTACCGACCCTGTCCGCGTAAAGGCTTCCGGCCGCGACGGCGTGGCCGTGATCGCTGACCGTAGCCCTGTCGCGTGGTCTTAGGTCGACCGGGCTGATGCTGCAGGCTGCTGGTGCCGGTTTTGCTGCGTACTGCCATCAGTTAGCCCAAGGCACGCCAGCGCCAGTCACCGGAGTGTGCTGCAGGTCGAGCTGGTTTTGCAGTGCAGCTTGGATCTCTTGCACCTTCTCATCGCCAAACTTTGCGGCAACCCAGCTGGCAACAGTGAACTCATCGAGATCGGCGTAGGGCACCATGTTCTCCGGGTCTGCCGGATCAAGCCCGAGGCTGCCGTAGGCGCTGGAGCTATAGGTGCCGTCGTGGGCAGTGATGGTGTAGTGAACGGTGGTCACCATTCCGTCCGCGAGATTGCGTTCGAGATTGGCAACGTTCCAGGCGTAGGTGATGTCAGCCATGGGTGGAGTAGCGGTGGTTCAAGGCTAAGAGTGGTGCAACCTGTTGAATAGGCCGGTTGCCCGCCTAGTGAAGGTGACTACTAGGTCTCACGCACTTGACAGAATAGACCCAATGTGCTATAGTGGAATTGAGGGGAGAGATCCCCACTGCACCTCGAAAAATGAATTACCGCACAGTTAAGGCTGTTCGAGATGAGCTTCACCGTCGTGGTGGTTGGCTTGAGACCATCAAAGACACCGAACTCCCTGAATACGCTCCGCACCTCTCTTTTGAGGAGACAGGTTGGGTACATGGGATTTGGGTCAAAGATGAGTTGCTTGCTTGGGCAGTTGAAAACTTGAATTAACAACCTGCCCGCCTTTGAGCGGGCTTTTTTATGCCGGGGATCCTGCAATACAAGACCCGCTGGTCGGGGAATACAGGGGGCCTCGCAGTGGCTATCGACCCCCCGGCACCATTAGAGAGTAGGGCTAGCGGGTCTAGCTCGTTATCACTCAGCCCCACGCAGCATTAGCAATCGCCACCACCTTCGGGTCTTCATTGCTCAGGTCATCACCAGGCTGCAGCACATGGCGGTGATAGGAAGAGGACAGCACTTCGCCATCCTCCAGTACACGGATAGCAGAACGCACTTGGACGGCGTTGCTTTCCAGCACTTCGATCTTGTCAACAACGGTTTCTTTAGTGAGAGCCATTAGGAACGTCCTCCAGACGTAACGGGTTTAGGTTCGTAGTTTTAAGCCGTTACGGGCTTAAGCGTTAAACGTTGTACGTTCCAGTAACAATAAAGCTGCCTGCGCTATCATACGGAACGTTTATATTTGTTCCTCCTCCACTGGGCACTTGATAAAAGTAAATGTAAGAAGAGCCTGAAGCTAGCAACGCAAGTGGAGTATGCGTTGTACTCAGCGTCACGTCATTTGCATAGCCAATCGACGCAGCAGGATATGTTGAAGAACTTGAGCTAACAGTAAATGGAAGGCCGCTGATTTGAAGGTTGCCAGCTCCGGTTCCACTGCTCCAGCCTATGTAAACCTCAAATTGGACTAATCTACCTATCTTTGTGTATTTACCCGATTGAGTAGAGTAGCTTGCTGTTCCTGTAGTAGTGGAACCAGTAATCGTTGGAGTAAACGTCCCCTCCTCATAATCATCCAGCTCATTTGCCGTAGCAGTGTCACCGTTGAAGGTGATGCCAGCGCCAGCAAGACGCAATTGGCCGGTTGAGGTGAGCCGCAGCCTCTCCGTCGGAGAAGACGCCCCATCCGCCGTAGTGCTGAACTCTAGTCTTGAACCAATTTTACCTGCAGCAGGTGTACCTTCTACAACTGCAGCAACGGTTGCGCCTTGAGCAAAGTTTGTACCATCGGCACCGTTAAAGCAAATAAAACCAAGATAATCGCCAGCACTGACTGACGTCATTGATCCATCAGTGGTCCCTCTTGATCTGTTAAGGTCAAAGACTGGCGACGCCGCAGTATTAGTCCCTGAATATGCGGTTATTGCAGCACCTGGATAAGAGTTGGCTCCTGCGCTGACAACGGCAAGTTTTTGCTGCAATCTTATGTTCTTAGAGTCAGTAGACGTGCCCACTAAAAATCGACCACTTGAATCCCAGCGGCCACGCTCAGTCCCGTTTGTACCAAACAAGACAGGATGCGCTCCTCGCGCCCATCCCCCATAGACATTGTTAGAGGAATCTTGACCGTATAAAGCACTGCTGGTTTGCGGGGTATTTCCGTTCCCTGCCATCTCCAGTAGGCAGTTTTGGCCTGAACCGTTTGCCACCCATACATCGCCGCCAGCGCCATTGCTGACGATGTGAAGTTTAGTGCTAACCGTCGTAGTGCCAATCCCTACACGGCCTGATGTGTCAATACGCATGTGCTCGGATTGACCGGACCCAAATTGCACTGGATAGCTACCAACAGTAGTTAGAAATAGTGCTTTGTTCTCGCCACGGATAGTAAACGTGTCTGCGTAATCTTTGATAGTGCCAAGCGCTACGCCGGTGCTTTTGTAGAAGTTAATTCCTGTTGTGCCGTTATCCTTTACATAAATTGGCCCATTAACATCAAGGGTCGCTCCTGGGGTTTTGCCTATACCAACATTCCCACTCGCATCAACAAACAACCTCCCCGTGCCATTAGTGGCGAGGGCTACGCTGTTAGCGGCAGGTAGGTAAACCCCGTTGGTGGGTACGGTGCTGCTGGTTGGGATGAACGATGCAGCGGTGCTGGTGCCGGTAGTCGCGGTGTTCTGAGATCCAAAGTCCGGGCTGATCTTGGTGCCAGCAATCGCGGCACTAGCGCTGATGTCGCCGTTGACGATGGTGCCATCGGTGATGTTGGCGCTGGTGATCAGCACACTGCTGCCCAAGCTGGTGGCATCCAGCACCTTGGCGCCAGCGATGCGGTATTCCTTGCCGCTTGCAATGTTGATATGCTCGCTCAGCGTCCACGCATCAGTGGAATCCACCCAGTTGATGGTTTTGTCGGTTGCGCCTTTGAGCGTGATGCCGCCACCATCGGCGGTTACATCAGTGGGGCTGGTGACATTGCCGATGATGATGTTCTTGTCTTCAACCAGCAAATCCTGCGTGTTGATCGTGGTGGTGGTTCCATTTACGGTCAGATCACCAGCCAGGGTGAGGTTGTCTGACCAGCTAACATTAGTGCCATCGGTGACGATCACCTGATTGGCAGTGCCATTGGCAAGTTTGCTAACGGCAATCTCAGCCGTGGAGCTGATGTCAGCATCAACAATGGTGCCATTGGCGATCATCGTGCTGGTGACCGATCCGGTGTCGCCTGTGGTTACGACAGTGCCAGTGGCATCCGGCAGCGTGATCGTGCGACCAGCAGTGGGGTTGGTGACTGCCAGCGTCGTCTCAAACCCATCAGCAGTGCTGCCTTCAAAGGTCAGGCTGCCAGTGCTGCCGATCTCTAGGTTGCCAGTGATGGTCAGATTGCCGCTGCCATCAGGAATAGGCAGATAGGCAAGGCTGTTCCAATTAGTGGATCCGTTGCCGATCTTGAACTTCTTAGTGTCTGTCTCATAGCCGATCTCACCAGACAGCAGGATCGGATTAGCGGCTGTCCAATTTGCAGCGGTGTCTTTCCGCTGCGCCATCTGTACGCGGATCGTAGTTGCAGTCATGATTCAGCACCACCAGCTTGAATGATAAGAGTGGCCGCTACGGCCGGGTTTGCTACGTCTGCCTGCAAGATGAATGGCGCGGTGCCACTCATTGCGTAAGACGTAAAGGCAGCCTCTGCACCAAGTGCAGCTGGTTCGCCCACAAGGCTGTAGAGCAGAAAGTTGCCGATCAATGCCACCAGCTCGACGGTCATATCGGTGTAGACGCCGCGTTGCACCTCGTCAGGTTTTGCGCCATAGCGGTAGAGCGCATCAGATGGCACCACATCAGCACTGCCCCATAGGGTGCTTGGCACAGTGAATGATCGATGGCTGCCAGCTGCATCAACGTAGTGATCACGGATCAATGTGGCTTGTGATTCCACCAAGTTGGTGTAGGTCAGCACCAAGCGGTAGTTGCTTTGCCGCAGACTATGGCGAAACAAGACAGGCGCACCGTTGATCGTCTCCTCAACGCTGACGTTCAAGCCGCCAAGGTCATAGCTGAAGCCAGACGGTGAGATAGAAGGGTAGACGTTCATATCAGGTACGGCGGCAGGAGCTGCAGTTCCACTGTGGCATCAGTGATGTCACAAGACTGCTCGATCTGTGGCGGCGACAGATAACGCCATAGATAGCCAGAAGGGAAGGTGAGGTTAGTGGCGATGAGGATAGAGCTTGGCAGATCAAACGGTTCGAAGATGCCATGCAGGCTGTAATGGCTCACAAGGTTGAATGACTCAGCAGATGTCAGCCGCGTGAAGGTCATGCGCAGCAGGTGACCCACTGATGCGTTGCTATGACGCACGCTGGCCTGGTAGCCATCGAGCACTGCAAACTCAGTGCTCGCATTGGTGCCAGGCGTATAGGTGCGAGAGGCGGGTGATAGCGCGGGGAAGGTGGCCATGGTTATTGACAAGGAACCACATAAGCAACAGCACCTGGTCCAGTCCATTCAAGTTGTATAGACTCACTGGTGGATAAGATTCCAGTAGTGGTGCTGATGCCAACAAATCGCACCAGTGGGGATGGGGCGACTGTTCGAGTAATGAGAAACTTGAAATTTGCAACGCCACATGATCCTGTGTCTTGCTGGAATTGCACCGATTTAACGCTTGTGATTTCATGTTTCAATCCGCTAGATGACGTACTGTCAAACTGTGAAGTGGTAGTGCAACTATTACTTGTGTAAAACGTGCTGATTCCACCGGTTAAGTATATGCGCAGCGTTCCTGGTGAAGTGTTACCGGGCGGTGGCACTGTGCCAGATATATTGCCTCCGTTTGCGGAAGACACTGGCAAACATGCAACAGCTGCAGTTTGACCAAGTGTTTGTGGCGCTCCCCATCCGCTCGCCGTTGATGGATCCTTGCATCGACCAGTAGCAACGATGTAGTGATCAATTTCGTTTGTAGTGATTGAAAGATCCCATGACCCTGCAATTGGCTCATCTTGACAAGAGATGTCTGTTTCGGCGCCCGTGTCTTTATTGATCTTACTCCAGCACACCTGGCCAGCACACATGAAGTCGTCATCACTAACAGATAAAGTGTCGCCGGTGAGCGGTGAACCTCCTGTCCCGGTGCCGCCAGTGATGTATCCGACGCCATCCTGATCCAGTGATTCCTCAAGTGGATCTGCCGGATTATCCCATCCACCTACTGGTGTCTGACCACCACTTGGTTCTCCAGTGGGCTGGTTGACATCAGGCCCAATCGGTGGATATCCACCACTTGCCCACGTGTCATCAGTAGGTATATCTAAGTCTGTGGCTGTATCCGCTAGGTCTGGCGTGTCATCAAATGCTGGGTAATTAATACCGCCACTACCTACGGCCGTGCCTGGTGTTGATGAGTTGTCATCGCAGCTGTAGTCACTACGACCTGATGCAATCGCAACACTAGGCGCTGTTGCAGCGGCAACCTCAAGCGCTACCAAGCTGCGACCTTGCGCATCAATAGGGAAGTGCGTCAGATCAAAAACGCAAGCGCCACTAGCGGTTTTCTCGATGCGCTCGATCTCGTACAGGTAATCGTGATAATCCAATGCCGCAAGGGCTGTCTCACGCCGCAGCCGCACACGCACAATGTCACCCTGCGCGAGAAGGCTGTTGTAATTGGCTGGGCGCACTTTTAGCCTGAGCGTGTGCGTGATGAACTTGCGTCGTGCCAATCGGTAAGCACCAACCTTTACGGCGTGCGTTTCACTGGTGCAGTAGCCGCTTAGGTCATACTGCTCAAACGGGCCAGCTGTTGCCTCGCCGCTGTAGCTGATTTCAGTTGTGCGCGGGAATCCAATATCTGACTCTGGCTGTTGCCGCCACATCATCTGCAGCGTGACCGGGATGCGATCAGCCAGAGGGATGTACTGGATCTCGAATCCATCCGGCAGCAAGTGATCCTCAGTGAATGTGTATGCCCAGTCGATCGCAGTGGTTTTGATCGTGTGATTGGCATTCACAGGCAGCCGCGGCCTGAATCCAAACTTGCCATTCAGCTCCACCAGGCGCAGCAGGTAGTCATTGCTGATCTGCTCAAGCCATTCGTCTAGGTTCAGGCTTTCTTGAAAGATGCCATTGAAGTGCAGACCATTGGTTTGAGTGAAGTTGGCCGCGGCCAGCATCTGCGTGCTGTCGATCAGCGTGCTCGGGATGCGGCCCGACTTATCCATCAGATACAAGGCCAGGTCGATCACATTGTTGCTAGGGCCTAGCGTGCTGTCGATGATGCGCGTGATCTTGATGCCCTCGCGCACGAAGATATGAAGCTGATGCTCCCATCGTTCGCTGCCGTCCACAAACGTATTGACGCAGCTCATCGTCGTCATGTCTTCGTAGCGCCCTGACGTGCCGCAGTAATACGGACAGGCCCATGGATCTTTGCCAGCGACTGTCGTGACAAAGTTGCCGGGCGTCCACGTGCCAGCCCTGCGGTCATAGGTCTGATTCCACGTGCCTTGACGGCATGGTCCGATGAAGCAATCGGCCAGATCGATCTGGGGAAGCTCGCCTTCGCTGAGTACCACCATCGTGCTGACCGTTAGCGCATTGGTGGTGCCATCGTTCTGGTAACGGGCTTCTGTCGCGCCTGGTGCCACCATCACGCCACCATTACCGGACACGCGACGGCAGAAGACGATCGGTACCGGATCACCGATCTTGTATGCCCGCTGCTGAGCAGTCAGATCATCAGCGGCCTGTGCTGCTGCTTCGATCAACGGCGGATCAGCCAAACCGCTCTGATAAGCCAGCAGTGACAGAGGATCAGAGATGTTCAGGCTCATATCCGCAGCGGTGACCCGATCTGATAGGTGGTGAATTTCCTGGGCGGCACCTGAGCGCCGACTGGTGACAAGCTACTGCCAAGCTCGACATCAAGCCTCGTGAAGGTGCCGGACACGTCAATCACCTCAGCGGTGTAGGTAGCGATCAACGTTTGACCAGCCTGTGGTGCGATGTTGTCGAGCCGGCTATCGAACTCGTAAATCTTTAGCTCACAAAAGCGGCCATAGCTCAGCGCCAGCGTGAATGCCTCCACCACGCTGTTAGTGGCAGGCACCGTGATGCTTACAGATTTGCCGCCACTGGCGCCTGATTCGGTGATGCCGCTGGCGCTGAATGGCATGTATGACCAGCTGGCCGCATCAAGCGTTACGGTCTGGTTGATGTAATAGGTCTGCCAGCGCGCGTATGTGCTGGTCGCATCAAAGATGCGCAGGTACTGGCTTTGAGCTCTATTACTCATCAGTAAGCACCTTGATAGCGGCGGCCGCCATAGCTGCGGGAGTTGCGGAAGATCTGCGCACCAAAGTCTTGCAGCGCACCTTCAAGGTCGCCGATGGTGACATAGCGCTGGCCATCTTGCTGCAGCACCGGACCGGTGGTGATCTGCACAGTGGTGTTGGCTGCACCGCCGCCACCCATGGCGCCGACAACGCCACCTTCAGCAAAAGCCGGGATGACGTTACGGCCACGCAATCCACCCAGATAGTTAGCCGCAGCCTTGGCCATCTTGTGTTCTGGGATGATGTATTCCGGGCCAGCCTCACCAACCATGGCCAGGGTTGGCCCTGAGACAACACCACCAGCAGCAAAGGCTGGAACTGTGACAGCTGGAATTTTCGGGATGTCAGGCGCAGGCAATCGGTTATAGCCAGCGATCAGAACGTTGATACCGCGGGTTGCTGTGTTAATGCCATTGGCAATAAACTGCAGTAGACCACGAAACACACCCTTGATCACGTTGATCGCTGCCGTGAACGGTGCAGTCAAGATATTAGCCAAGGAGCTAAATCCTGCCTTGATGCCACGAATCACTAGATCAACACCAGTGATCACTGGCTGCACATAGAGGTTGTAGAAGAATTTGCCTGCAGCAAGCATCACATCACCAATCACTTTGAATGCTGCGGCGATCTGATCGCGGAATACGTAGATCGCAACACCTGCTGCAACTAGCAGTGCGATCCAACCGACAGGCCCGGTGAATACTGCAGCAATCGCAGCAAGTAATCCACCTGATCCAGTGAGTGCTCCTACAACGGAGGCGATGACTGGGCCGATTGTGGTGATGATTGAGATCACTGCAGAGATCGCAGGAGCCAACGCAGCAAATGCAGTGACCAATCCGCCGAAGATCAGGATGGCCTGCTGCAATGGCTCAGGCAGATTCGAGAATCCTTGAATCAAGCCCACCAGGCCCTCAGCAATCGCGGTGATAGCAGGTAGCAATGCCGTCACGGCATCACTGAATGGTCCGGCCAATGCAATGCCTATGGCATTCAATGTGTCGTTGAACTTATCTGATGCTTGCGCCAGCTCTGTATCAATGGTTGCTGAGTATTGACTTAGAGCTTCCCTGCCTTGATTAAGGAGCGGGATCAGGTTTACACCACTCTTACCGAACAGCTCCTGTGCAAGCGCCGCTTTCTCGGCACCGTCTGGCAGTTTGGCAAAGACATCCGAAATCGACAGCATGATCTCATCAAGGCTTTTCACTTTGCCACTTGAATCAATCGCGCTGATGCCAATCTTGTTTAGCGCCTGCGATGCGCTGGATGCAGGATCGACAACACCTCGCGCTAGTCGGCTCATCGCCTTGGCAACCTCATCAACTGAGCTACCACTATCAGCTGCAGCATTGCCAAAGCGGCTGAGGCTTTCAACCGCTACACCAGTTCGCTGGCTTAGATCATTCAGATTGTCTGCAGCATCAATCGTTCGCTTTGCGATCGCGGTCAACCCAGCCAATGCAGCGGCCGGTATCAACGATCCAAAACCAGCAGTGATCTTGCCTGTTACCTGCCCAAGCTTGCCGAAAGCGCCAGCTGCGCTAGTGGCTTGCTGACTTGTTTTGCCCAGTGCAGCATTGAGCGCATTGATCTCATTGGTGCCATCGACCTTGGCTCTGATGGTCAGAGCCGTAGTCATGTCCAACGCCATGGCTCAATCCTTGCGGCTGTTGACGATCTCAACCACTTTAGCCTCGATCACCTGCAGATCCTCAAGCATCATGCGTGGATCGTCGATCTGGTACAGATCCATGACCCATCGCACAGCGCCATAGTCCAATCCGACAATGCCGGACGATCCGGCACGCCACTGCGTTTGCAGCCTCAGGAACATCTCAACCACCGGCCACGCATCAGCGATCACCTCGTAATGCTCGCTGCGTTCATCAAGGTCTGGTAGTACCAGGCCGAACGCTGCAGCATCATCCTGCGTGTCATCAATCGTTGCGCCACTGGCCCAATACTCAGCGGCGCCAATCAGTTTTTTCGCTTCTGCTCAACCAGCGATTCAAAGTATGCGCCGATCAATGCGCCGGCCACCATTGGCACATCTAGGAGTTGAGCCTTCGCAGCCTCAGTGAATGGCACCTCATCACCATCAGCATCCACTACGCCAGCCCAACCGACGAGCAGCTCATCGGCAATGCTTTGATCTGTCACGCCATTGTCAAGATCCTCGTTGTGCTCAGCAGCCTTAAGGCGTTGCTGCACCAGTTGCTGGATCTCATTGATCCGGCTTTGCGGCAGCCGCTTGAAGATCGCATCAAATGTCGACTTCTCACGCTTGCCACCATCAGCTGGCAGGCGAAGCACCACCGGCCAGCTATAGCTCTGCGATTGACTCAGGACAAATGCCATGCGATCAGGTGAAGACCAGACTCATCTCATTGTTGCCTGCACTGGTCGGAACCGCAATATATGGCAGGTTCAACATCTGGATGCCATCCTGATCTGAGTAGGTCAAATTGCCTAGGTCAGACTGGGCAGTGGTCATCGTCACCCGGTTGCCAGCAGTCTGGCCATGCTGGAAGGTGATGCTGCCGGTGGTGGTGCCAGTGGCGATGGAGAAGAAATCCTTGGCCGTGATGGTCGGCGCCTCGATCACCACCGTGCCATTGGGAGCGCGATTCGTGATCAGAATCTCCTTGGTGCAACCCACCAACTCGCGGTAGATCACATCATTGGCCATGTTGAAGTTGTAGCTCATCAAGCAGCCGGCATAGCTCAAGATGGAGAAGCTAGTGGTGTTCCCTTCCTTGAAGATCACAGGCGTTGCCTGGTTGCTGTAGGTAGGTGTTGGCAACGTCACATCAGTGGGCGCATTGTAGATGCCAGTCAGCGAGAAGCTGATCGCTGGAATCTGACCAACCTCGCAGTTCATCTCAAAGGTGCCGCGACAGCCGGTCACTTTGTGGCGGATGCCGTCTTGGTGGTAGTAGATGGTGCAGCTTTCAAAGCTGCTGCTGATCGGTGCATATGTTGCGCTAGTGCTGGTGACCAGCGTCTCGCTAAGGCCGCAGCTGCGCAGCACTGCGCCATATGCCGGTGCAGTGCCGGCAGTACCTGAGCCTGCTAGTTCAACCTCGAATGACACCTCGACACGGGTCTGACTGAGCAATTGATCAGACTGACCAAGGAACGGACGCACTAGCTCGCGGTTGACCGTTTCGGCTAGCAATGGCTGGATCTCAAGATTGCGCACCAGGATGGCGTTACTGCCTGCTGGTGAAGAGTCCGTGCCGTAGGTGGTCTCGATCTTTGCCAGGATCAGGCGCCGGCGTGTCAGAACTGATGCCATTGGTGGCTCCCCAGAGTGAAATCAACGGGCGCCGAGGCCCTGCTCAGCTTCTATCGTAGCTGCGACCATCATGCGCTTAGATTCGCCACCTGCGTGCGATAACGCACGATATAGTCGCAGGCAATCACGCCAGCAGGTTGGTCTGCCTCTACCAGCTCGAAATTGACCAGGCTTGGCTGGATGTCATAGGCAATGCCGCTCAAGGTCAGATCCGCCATCAGTTTGCTGTGCATTGATTCGATCGTTGCATCAGCCTGCTGATCTGGGATGTTACCGCGTACGATTACGGCGATCCGCACCGTGAGGCTCCAATCCAGCGTGGGCAGGCTGGTGTTCTGCTGCGCCTGATCAGTGATCGGCTCGATCACGATGGCTGGGCTCTCGCCACGCGCCAATGGCTCGACGCGGCTGCGATAGATCCGAGTGCTTACGCCCGTGGTGCCGGCCAGCGTGGTGGCGATCTGCGCCAGGATTGACTCGCGCTTGGTTGTCATGCTGAAGCCACCTGAACCACTGTGCAGATGATGCCCGGAATAGATGGGTGAGAAAAGGGGCTAGTGGCAGCAGCTTCGGCATGAATGTAGGCCGCGGCATTACTGGTTGCCCACATCAACTCAATGTAGTCGCCAGCCATCAATGTAAGCACGAAGTTCACAGTACCGATCACATTGCCAGACGTGCCGCCATGGCTTGAGATGATGCTGAACTTGCTATCGCTATCTGGTACGTCACCAGTGGCGCCGCTGTCGTTCTTGCGCAACCAGACGTTCACGTCGTGAATGCTTGTGTCAGTATTGCTAAATTGAATCGAAAAAGTGAAGCTGTAAACACCAGGAAAATCAGCTGTAATCCTGCTATTTGACACGATTCGAATGCCGCGACTGCTTAGATCAACTGAGCGCAGCAGGATAGCGGTCGGGGTGTTTGCAGTGGCTGTCTGTGATGTGAGATCCCAGAATGATCCCCAGTAACCAGGGCATCCGTGATACGGCAGTTTGCTCCATGGCGCCAGTCCATTGCCGATCTTGATGTTTTGCGTATCAGTCTCAAGGCCAGCCTCTCCTGCCATCAGCACAGGATTCAGCGTCGCCCACTGGCTTCTGGTGTTGACCTTGAGATTGGTGCTCATGTCTTTTGGATTCCAATCTGAACAAACTTGCCATCATTGAGCAGCATCACCTCACGCACGGTGTAGGCAACGCTATCGACCGTGATTGAGCTGCCACGGGTCAAGTTGCCAAAATCCGACGCCAGCGCAGTCAGTGTGTAGTCAGTAGTGAGCACCATGCCATCGGCCACTATCTGGCTGGGCATATCAATAATCCCTTTTGCAGTAATGGCGCCAGCTGTGCAGCTGACGCCAAAGTCTGCAAGGAAGATCGATAGGTCTTCCGTAAAGGCCATCAGCTGTACTTTTTGGAGCCCAGGGCTACAACAGACACTGCGCCGGTGCCAGTGCCGCCGGTCACAGTGAAGAGCACGCGAACGTAACGACGCAGGTCGTTGCTGTTCAGGTAGATCTTCTCTTGAAATGCGGTGTTGGCTGCAGCAGCGGTGAAGCCGCCGCCGGTCACGTCGACAAAGTCACCGGTGGTAGTGGTGTTGCTGTGCTGGATCTTGGCAGTCAGTGTGACGCCAGAACCGGCAGCGGCTGCATCGATGATGAAGGCCACATCACCCTCATAGTCCACCAGGTCGACGTTGGCAGGAGTGCCAGCGCCGGTTGAGGCAACCACTGCGTTGTTGTGCAGCTCGAGCAGATCGGTCTTAGATCCGAGATTGTGAATGGTCATTGCTTAGCCCTCCGTCGGGCAGATGGTTTGCGGGATGGCTCAGGCTGATCCTGAACCGCATCAGCCACCAGTGCGATGGCTTCCACAGCTTTGCCGATACCGATCAGAAGCTTGGCGTCAGAGGGTGAAGCATCGAGGACTTCACCAACTCTGACCACCCGGCCCGCCAGCATCGTTTGCCGTAGGACCTTGATCAACATGATCAGAGGCTGTCGTTGCCGCGGCTGAACGATTCAGGGTGACGGACAGCAATGTCGACATCCTGCATCGCAACCACGCGGACGGTGCCGGAGGTGCTGTGGGTGTAGGGGTCAACCATCAGATCGAGGCCAGAGAAATAGCCAATGATCAGATCAGCGAAGTTGCCAAACCACAGATCACCAGATTCAACTTGGTTGGACAGCACGCCGCGGTAGCCGTTCACCTCGTTGCCTTCCATGACGAACAGACCGGAACCTGCGTCCTTGGCCTTGGTCTTCAGACCGCCGCGCATTGCAGCGTTCATCAGGTAGACGGGACTGCCGAGCAGTGCGTTGGCAGTTGCCACGTCGCTCTCCAGTGCCACCACCTCAGCGAAGGTGGGGATAGTGGCGGCGAAGTT